AATCATCTTTTTTATAATGAAATACTAGAGTTTTATTAGGATCTAATGGATATGGTTTTTTGGCTTTTGCTGCTTCTACTATTTGAGCAGGAAGTCCGGCGACAACAGCTTTTTCGGCATCTGTTTTAGGAGCATTGATAATTCTTCTAAGACTAGGAGGTAGTTGTAGTTCATAGGTTTTGTTTGTGACAAATGAAGATAGTGCTCCGGCCGCTACTTCCACACAAACAGGATCTATATAAGTATATTTCCAAGGTATCTCTCTTTTTTCTAGTTGTACTTCTGGAATATCTGATAGTTGCATATCGGCCGCACCGAGGGCTCTGTACAATTTATCAGTAACCTTTAAACTAATTTTAGCTGTTCTTCTATCAATTACTATGTTTCCGCTTTTATATATATTATTTAAGAATCTTTCACTACGATCTTTGCCGCTAATTTTCTTAAACCACTGTCTATAGAATCTTACTATACTTTTATTTCTATGTACTAGTCTAATTCCTTGACTAGCAAAGTCTCCCATGAGATCGATAACATTTTTTACTAATCCCACCCTTTGATAAACGTCTTCTGCGCGACGCAATATCGCTTTGGTTTGGTTGGGCGGAGCTTCATTTGGACGAAATGTATAATAGTCGCTCTTGGTTAACCCCGGCCTACCTCCGGTTATTCCGTCCAAATTGGAAAAGTCTAAACTGTAGCGCCTTCCTCCGGCAGCCGTGGCTCTTTCTACTAAAGTAAATTCATCAAGAGATGAAGCGGTCGCTTTTAAGGCCGATTGTTTGCTGTCTAAATCATCACCCCATGTAACATAAGCGTCTTCGGGAATGATATTGACATCTTTAATTACTTCGTTTTTTGTTTTTCTATTAGCCATATTTTTTAATAATAGTATTATAATGCGAATGTAAAGGGATTACTGACAATATACACTTTTATCTATAGATTCCAGTATAAATATCGTTATTTGCTCCAGAAACAAACCAATCCGGTCCTTTGTATAGATTGCCATCAGTTTTAACAGAGTTGCGAGCATCTGCGCCTATGATATCATAATCGACAGGCTTCAAAGCCCTATTCATTTGTCTAGCTAACATATTAGCTATTAATAATGCACTATATCGGTCTTTTCTTAATCGACCCTTTTTCCCGTGCGACAACTTAGTTTCTGGAGTATCCCATCGATCACGAGCATTAGCACTATTACTAGTTTGTGTCATTACTATAGTAGTTAATTCGTTTTTTAATTCTTCTATTTCTAAAATGCATTCACTAAGACTGTCATATAAAGCGCTACTTAAATCGGTATTTAAAATATCTTTATTTTCTTGTTCTAAGGCCAGGCCCAAGGTTAAGCTATCAAATTCTGGAAATAATAAAGCCTTATCCTCAAAGTCTTTTCTCATACCATGATTGGCCTGACTGGTCCATTCTGCCTTGGCAAATTGAACAAGCTCTAAAATATGCAACCCTGATTGATCATCAGTGTCCTTAGTTTTTGCATCATCAATAACCGGCCATATTAAAAGCTCTCCCGTATCAATTTTTTGAGGATCATGTAAAGCTTCTTCAATGGCAACACCACCACCCTGAGCATCCATGCCGATTCTCACTGGTGTAAATGTTTTCATTAAATTGCGAATTTTTCTAGAGCAAAAACCATAAAAATCGTGCTCTGTTACTAGTCCTATTTTTTGACGTTCTTTAAAATTAGCACGATTAGTAGTCCAGCAATAAACTATACGGGAATGAGTAGGCTGAACTTCTAAAATGACAATGCTAAAATTGTCTTGTTCACTGGCCGGGTCGATACCATAAACATATTGTTTATTTGGGTCTCCATGAATAGTTGCCGAAAACTTTACAGGTTTGTTTTCTACCATAATATCAGAATTAGACACTACACAATTTTCAATCAAACTACGTCTAAAAAATCCTTCGCTATCGCTGACAAAACAAGCGGCATATTCCATATTATAAATACCGGTATGAATCGTAGCTTTGGCTCTGGATACTTGCTTATCGTCCATGAAGCCTTTAGGAATTAATTCATAAGGTATTCGTATAATTGAATAATCTTTCCAATTAAAATTAGATGGTACTTCTCCCTTAAAAATATCTTCTAGTTTTTTAGTATCCCCCTTGCTTTCTATTATTGCCTTATAACGCTTCCAATACTGCGCAAAATGCTTAAAAGCATAGTCTGCGGTTCCTGATATAATTGCCTGATTACCCATTTTAGTATTTAATATTTCTAGCTCTTCATTCCATAAGCCGGCTTCTATCATAGCCGCTTTTTTAGCTTCTTCTTTAACGTTTTGAATTGGACTAGCAGATACTGCTGCGAAGCCCGAGACTACTGTTTCATAAATGTCTGGTGAAATTGAAGCAAATTCGTCTGCAATAATAATGTGTGCTCTTAAGCCTCTAATCTTACTTCCGTCACCCATTGGAATGGCTACTGTCCAACTGTCTCCTAGTCTCATAGTACATCGATCAACGTCTCGCCTAGGACCATCATCTCCACTACCAAAAATACTTCTTAATATAGGACTACTTCTCCAAACGGTCTCCATGTATTCAAAAATAATTTTGCTTTGACGAAACGCCGCTCCAACCACGACAATTTTGGTTCCGGGATAAAAGGTCATTCTAATAATACAATATAAAGCCAATAAGAACGATTTTCCCCAACCACGACTAGCAATATACATGGGGAAGGGTCGTATCCAAAACTCTTGAAGAATAGCCATCTGTATCGGATGTAGCTCTATGTTAAATAACAGTTTGCATGTGGCACCAATATACTTGGGATTTCTGAGTAATTTCATTAAATGTAAATCTGGATGCTCAATATCAAATTCGTTTCTATGGATCATAGGATTATCTTCTACCGATAAAGTAGATAGATCACCCAACCCTAACCATGCATTATCGAACATAACACACTTAACCATTATTTTTTTTCACAACTTCTAGGTAATGTATTTTCTTTAAAATCATTTCTGCTAATTTAGCCGCATTGGCGGCATCTCCACAAAATACCACTTTAATATTGTGTAAAAGTTCTAGATCTAGAATATTCTTAATTAAAAAGGCAGGACTAATTTTAATTTTATCCCACATTTTTTTAGGCACTGTTGAGCCTATGGGATATATAAGGAAGTCTTCTAGGTCAAACTCTAATAATAAGAATGAATATTTCATATTGCTCATTCTCATAATAACATCTTTAAAGCGACTTTCAATAATATTATTAGCAAACTCACTCGCACTTTTTTTGCGCTCAATACACAATAAATGCTCTAAGCCTTCGATACTATAGTCCCCAGTATCTAATTTGCGACTAGCAGTAACGTAATTATCAAACACCCATGGCTGTTGCTCTCTAGTGTCTATTATGATTGTAAAATTATTTAAATTAGTCATTGGATTTTTTATCTGCTAAGATTTTTAAAAATACTGCTTCATATATATCTTCTAGTCCTTTAATTAATTTATGATGAGCATAGCACAATGTAATACCATTATTAATATCAAATCTTAACCCAGGAAAGTTAGCCCATGTTTTGATATGGTGAGCATTGAGTCTTTTATGTGTATTACACCCCGGCCATTGACATTGATGCTTATCTCTTTTATATACTTTGGTTCTCCACTTCTTATACTCTGGATCATCAAAATTGCGTTTAAACATTGTTATCATATTTATATTTTGCTATATCGCTATCTACCATATCCTTAACCAAATCGTCAAATGACACTTTGGGTAACCACCCCAGCTGCTTTTGAGCTTTGGTACTACTACCCTTTAGATAGTTGACTTCACAAGGTCTATAGAGTTCAGGATCTATAAACACATAATCTTGCCAATTTAATCCAACATATGAAAAAGCTTTTTCACAAAATTCTTGCACAGTATAGGTGTTGCCGGTACTCAGAACGTAATCTTCTGCTACATTTTGCTGCAACATCAAGAACATACCATAAACATAATCTCTGGCGTGTCCCCAGTCTCTACTAGCCGATAAATTGCCCAAGCCTAATTTTGGTGCAGGTATAGTTGGTTTGGATACTATTTGCCCTATGAAGTTGGTAATTTTTCTAGTAACAAAGTTTAATCCTCTGCGAGGGCTCTCATGATTAAATAGTATACCGGAACAAGCATATATATTGTATGCTTCTCTATAAATTTGCACCATACGATGACTGGCCATCTTGGCTACGGCATACGGACTTTGAGGAAGAAATTTTGTTTCTTCATCTTGATATTTATTGCCATCGCCATCTATTGAATAATTTGCGCCAAACATTTCGCTAGTACTTGCTTGATAAAACTTGGTATCTGGAGAAAATTTTCTAATATTTTCAAGTAGATTAATAACCCCGATTGTATCTATCTCAAAAGTTGTTGTTGGCTGTTTAAAACTGGTTCCAACATGACTCTGTGCTGCAAGATTATAGAATTCATCGGGTTTATACTTGGTAATAACAGAGATACAAGAACTAGGATCGGTTAAATCAAATTCTTCAAGTGTTAGATTTTTATGGTTAATATGGCGTATTCTTTCAAAACTAGATATGCTAGATCGTCTATAAAGTCCTACCACATTATATCCAGAATGTAATAATAGTTCAGCAAGATACGAGCCGTCTTGTCCTGTTATACCAGTAATGAGAGCTGTCTTATTCATGATCCGCGCTTTCTGGTGTTAAAAATGGTTGGTCAACTGTATTATCTTGATAAGTGTGATATCCTGTTAATTTTTGTTTTACTTTTTCTGTAGCCATAGTCAAAATTTCCATTTCTCGTCCTTCTTTCTCTCTAACTTCTTCATCCTCTAACATTCTAATAAGTCCGACCCAGCTACTTTTGCCATCTTCAATACGCTTAATTCTCTGTTCTCTCGTTGCCTTTAAGTCTTTACTGATTTTTTGCTGCTCGTTCAGTAACTTTGTATATTCATTCGTATAATTAGCAATGCTATTGCGAGCAAAGCTCAGTTGTGTTTCCAGATTCGCCAGTTTTGGTATATCTCTGTCGCTTTCAGCTTTCTCGTATTCTTTGTCTACTTGCTTCTGTAATTTTTCTGTTTCTGCAATATGTCTCTTGCGCTCTTTCATACTACGATTTATTAGAATATCTATAGTAATAAATTGTTTAATTTGTAATTCTTCTGCTGGTAAAACGTCCTCTCTAAACTGTTTAATTAATCCAACCCACGTATCTTCAAAGTATTGGAGTTCACCAGTTTCTAAATCAAACTGTTTTTGTATTTCTAGCCAAAACGTTTTAGTATGTAGTTTATGTTTTAAAATTTCTGAATCATTATCTATTTCAACCATAGACAATTGATTTTCGGATATATATCTTTGAATAGGGGCCGCTGTTCTATTTAAGTTATCTGCAATTTGCTGTACACTTAAAGACTTATAGTTATCCCTAATATATTTTTCTTCGTCGAGTCCTAATTGTCCTCGTTTTCTTGGAATGTTGTTGGCTTCCAATTATAATTCTCCATTAGATTGATGATATGTTGTTGTAATTTTTTAAGATCTAGTTTTGAAATTTTAGAACCATGTTTAAGCTTTAAATAGCTTTCCCGGAATTCGCTTTGTATATTTGTGTCTAAAAACTTTATAAGTTCTTGATTCTGCATACTAAGGTCAAAATCATTAGGCTGTACCGACTGATGTAAAGAGGTTTCTATATAGGAAGGCTGAATAATGTTTTTCTTTACTTCGTTACGCTTGGCCCATGCTGCATATAAATCACAATCATATTTATTGGTATATTTTTCACACTGGTTAGTGGATACTTTGCACCCCCTATCAAAGAAAGGGCAAGAATGACATGGTTTGTCTGGACGCTGATAATTATTCCGTTTATAATTGAATAATCGATTACGAACGTGCGTCCACAAGAAGTTCTCTAATGGTCTTTTGTTGTCGTAGTTTTGTAACCCCTCAAGAGCAAAAATAGCAGCTTGCTGCTTCATATCTTCAACACTATGATAGGCAAACCTAAATTTATTAGCTAGTCGTTTACTAATATTTTCTAGCGCCTGCAAAAAATCTTCTGTTTTAACGCCATTAGGCAATTCACTCTGAGGTTTGGTTTTGATTGGTTTCTGTTGTTTTTTCATCTAATAGTTGTGCTATGGTTTTTGTGGGTTGTGCTTGCAAATCGGCCGACACATCCTCTATACTCCCCGATGCTCGTATGTGTAATACCGAGTCTATAATATTATTAACTTTTATATTTGATTCGTTCATTTTTTCTTGCCTCAAACTTGCCAACTCTTACTATAATATGTTCGTTGGACAAATTGTCAATTTATCATTCAAGATTTTTAAGGAGTTATTATGGCCAACTATAAGAAGTGGACCTCTGCTGAACTAGACTACATTCAAAATAATCATACCAATTTGTGTGATGAGTTTCTGGCAGCAGCACTAAGTAAAATGACCAATGAGAATGTTACAACAGCTATGGTTCGTAGACAGCGCCGTAAGCTTGCTTTAAAGAAGAGTCGAGGTCGTCCCCGTAAGAACGTTGTTATTAAGGATAATGTAGCTCCGTCAATAGGATGATGGATTTTAGAAAATTAGTCAGTATATCTAAAGTAGAAGCTACCGGTCCTTGAGATTTGGTGGCTTTTATTTTAGGAAAATGAATATTTAAGTAGTATCATTAATGCCCCTTTTCCCCTTGCTATGTAAAGAACATCATTATGATTAAAAGTTTAGTTGTATTATTAACCCTTGTCTTCTGCACCAATATTTATGGTATAGATGCTAGTTATTGTTATCAACCAACAGTATCGTACTCATATTATCAGGCTCCTATTGTGACTTTTGTGCCAACATTTGTGCAGAGAAGATTTGATGAATATCCATGGGG